TAATGTTGGCGGAACGTTGGAGCTACTTGCAGGTAACAAAGTGGTAATGGAAGCTACAGATACGCTGTCTTTGACAGCATCTGGATCAGCGGACATTGCTATATCAATTATGGAGATAACGTAAGATGGCATATGTAGGTAATCCTATAGATACTCAAAATACTTTTCAATCTCTTGTAGGCAAGAGATTTAATGGTGATGGTAGCACAACTGATTTTACTCTAGATGTAGCACCTTCTTCAACATTAGACATTGAGGTATTTGTTGGAAACGTAAGACAAGATCCTAACTCAGCATACACTGTTTCTGGAACAACACTATCGTTTACTGGTGCACCCCCTAGCGGCACAAACAATATTTATGTTGTTCATCAAGCAAAGAGTGTGGGAACTATTGATGTTCCAGATGACATTATATCTGGTAAAACTTTAGTAACATTAGATAATTCTGCTGACCATGTATTAATAGAAGATGCTACTGATGGTGAATTAAAGAAAGCATTAATACCTGCGGCTTCGTTTGCAGGAATAGATGACCAATCATCTTCTAACGATGACCAACTTACGATTACAGACACGGCAGTTGTTATTAATGAAGACTCAGATGACGTAGATTTTAGAGTAGAGTCAAACGGAAATGCAAACATGTTATTTGTCAGTGGTGGTAATAATGTTGTTGGTATAGGATCAGAAGGCGATTTAGGTGTAGGATTACACATTAAAACAGCAGATACTGGAGCAACTGCTCAAGCTAGTGCCGATGAACTAGTAATTGAAAATAATGGTGATGCGGGAATAACAATAGCAACTGAGGCGGCATCGAATGGAAATATTAACTTTTCAGACACTGGAAGTAACGTTGCGGGAAGAATACAATACCAACATAATAGTAACTATATGATGTTTGCTACTGATGCTTCTGAAAGAATGCGTATTCCAAGTGACGGAGGAATTTTTATTAACACTACTACAAGAACAGGCAGTAGTAATGTTCTTAGTGTTTTGGGTATTAGTAGTAATGATGTTATGCACGTTAGAACACCTGCCACTAGTGGGAGCCCAAATGGAATAGCATTTACTGACGGGGACGGCACTGATTGTGGAGAAATTGTAATTAATACAGGTGGCAATACAGCTAGTTATAACACTTCATCAGATTACAGGTTGAAAGAAAATGTAAATTATGATTTTGATGCAACAAGTAGATTGAAACAATTAAAGCCTTCTAGGTTTAATTGGATATCAAAACCAGACACTACAGTTGATGGATTTTTGGCACATGAAGTTTCTTCTATAGTGCCAGAAGCAATTAACGGAACTAAAGATGCAACAAAAACAGTAACTAACGCTGTTATTTCTAAAAGAGACGCTTTGATAACAGATGGAGTTACAGAAGCAGAATGGGAACAAGGTAAAAAAGATGGAATATATCCTAGTGATTCAACTTGGTCAGCATCTAAGGCAATACCTAAATATCAATCAATAGACCAATCAAAATTAGTTCCTTTACTTGTTAAAACAGTGCAAGAACTTGAAGCAAGAATTAAAGCATTAGAGGAGGCATAACACATGAGTAAAACAACAATACCAACAGGAGGATTAGCAGATACGGCAGTTACTACTGCTAAAATAGCCGATGATGCTGTAACGGCGGCGAAAGCAACTGGTTTTGGTAAAATTGGTCAAGTTCTTGGAGTTCAAAAAACCGATAAGGCGTCAACTTCTTCAACAAGTTATGCGGACATATCTGGTCTTTCACAAGCAATAACACCCTCCGCAACTTCTAGCAAAATATTAGTAATGGTCAGTATTAAAGGTATAGCATCTGATAACAGCACAACTGATGCTTTAAATCTTCGTTTAATGAGAGACTCTACTCAACTTAGTGAAGCGGCAGGGATAACTTTTGGGTCAACTGAACAAGATAATCAATCTTGTCCTATAGTATTTTTAGATTCTCCGTCAAGCACTAGTGAATTAACATACCACATGGAATTTAAAAGTAGATTATCAAACTCGTCTTCAATCAACAATACGGTTGGCGATGATGATTCAGAACTAGTAGTAATGGAGGTTCTAGCATAATGACTAATTTAGAAAAATTTTGGAAAGCTATAATGACAATTAAGCCTAACGTAGAATTGACTGTTAACGGAGATATAACTTCACAAGCAGATTTTGACAATAATATTATGTGGAACACAGGTGTTAATGGAGATACAGCAATACAATCATCAACTAATCCTCACTCTGATATTACGTACACAAAAGTAAAAGCAGAAATGGATAAACTATAAGGAGTAAAACATGGCACTAAGTAAAATAGATGTAGCAAATATGTTAACAGGTGCAACTCCCATTACAAATGGTGGCACAGGGTTAACGTCAAATGCATTAAGACCTTTGTCAAAACCAATTATTGTAAATGGTGATTGCTCTGTTGCTCAAAGAGGAACAGCTATCGCTGATGAAAGTACAAGTGGTGTTTATCGTGTAGATAGAATGAATGTAGGTTTATCTAACATAGGAGAATTTCGGATGCAACAAGAAACATTATCAAGTGGTAACGCTTATAATGCAGGATTTAAAAAAGCATTTAGAATAGATTGTGTTCAAGCAGACGCTTCCCCTGCATCGAGTGATATTGGAAATATGACTTACAAAATAGAGGGTAGAGACGTACAGGTATTTAAAAAAGGCACATCTAGTGCAGAAACTTACACTTTAGCTTTTTGGGTAAAATCAAATAAAACAGGAACAGCTCAAGTTAATTTAGTAGATAGTGATAATAGTAGAATGGTCAGTGCAAATTATACGATTAGTTCAGCTAATACTTGGGAACATAAAGTTTTAAATTACCCTGCTGATACAACAGGTGCATTTGATAATGATAATGCCAAAAGTTTAGAGATTGAATGGGCATTGGATGCAGGGTCAGATTTTACAAGTGGCGCAGTTCCTAGTGCATGGGAATCACAAGCCAATGCTGATAGATCGGTAAATGATTTAGCATTACAAGACAACACAGCAAACGATTGGGCAATAACAGGGATACAATTAGAAGTAGGAACTTTTTCATCAACTACTTTACCACCTTTTCAATTTGAAGATTTTGAAGAAAATTTAAGAAGATGCCAAAGATATTGTTACATTTATGGAGGAGACGATGATACTTCTGGTGATAGATTTGGTAGTGGTTATTGTTCTTCGTCAACAAATTTTATTGGCCTATGTGCTTTACCTGTTAATTTAAGAGCAGACCCATCACTTACTGTTTCTAATATAAGAGTGGCAACAGATGCGGCTAATACTGATATATCGAGTATAGGATTAGGAGGAAGACAAGGTAACTATGTCCACACAGATTCTACTGTTTCTGGTCAAACAGATAACAACCCGGGTCAATTTAGAAAAGAAGCTGGCTCGGGCAGATTAAAATTTGATTGTGAGTTATAAATATGAATATTAAATCAGTAAAAAAAGTTGAATATAAAATATCCGAGGGTGCTAGTAGAGATTACATCATGTTGAAAGTGACACAACAAGATGATTCTTTAGTTTTCGTACCTCAATCGTCTGAAAACACAGATTACCAAGCAATCCTTACATGGGTAGCAGAAGGCAACACAATCGAGGAGGCTGATTAATGGCTTATATAGGACAAGGAATTAAGCAGGGCACATTTAAGGTACTAGATACATCTGGTAATACGTATAATGGCTCTAACACCACATTTAGTTTAGGCACACAAGTAGGTGCCGCGGCACAGCTTTTAGTATCTCATGATGGTGTTATACAGTTACCCGGCACCGATTATACTTTAGCCAGTGGCGGCACACAGATTACATTTAGTACAGCACCTGCAAGTGGTGCGAGTATCTTCATCGTAGAGATATCTGGTGCAGTTGGTGGCACAGTTACACCTTCTGATAATTCAGTTGGTATCACACAACTAAATGTGTCCGATGGTTCTAACGGACAAGCACTTACGACAAACGGAAGTGGCACATTATCTTTTTCAACTATATCAACTGGCCTTACAGGCATAGATGACCAGTCATCTTCAAATGATGATCAACTTACAATAACAGATACAGCAGTTGTTATCAACGAAGATTCAGACGATGTTGATTTTAGAGTAGAGTCTAATGGCAATGCTAATATGTTATTTGTTAGTGGCGGTAATGATGTTGTAGGTATTGGAGCTGAAGGCGATTTAGGAGTTGGACTTCATATTAAATCTGCTGATAGCAGTGCAACTGTCAGTGGTGATGGTGATGAGCTAGTTATTGAAAATGGCTCTGCGAGTAATATGGGGATGACCTTTTTATCACCTACTAATGGTCAAGCACACATTATGTTTGGAGATAGTGGTGATAATGATATCGGATTTATTGCATACAATCACGATGGTGATCAAATGAAATTTAGAATAGGTGGTTCTGAAAGACTGCGTATTGACCCTCATTTAAAATATAACAAAACTGATATAGCAGTAGGAACGGCAGGATTTCATGTAATACAATCTGGAAGTGATGCAAATGCTGGTGCTGTAACAGCCGCATCAACGACTCCTTGGCAAGTAAATAGATTAACTAATGATGGACAGCTTATAGCGTTAAGACAAGATTCTTCAGAAGAAGGTTCAATTAATGTTAGTGGTGGAACCGTATCTTACAATACTTTTTGTGGCGCTCACTGGTCAAGATTAACAGATAATTCAAAACCAACAATTCTTCGTGGAACAGTTATTGAAAGTGTTGCAACTTTGTGTGACTGGTATCAAGTAGAATATACAAAAATAAATACTGATGACGATGGTAAAGAAACTTCATGGATTCAGAGAGAGTCCATATCTTTACCAGATGGTAAAAGTGTGGGTGATAATCATACAATTACAGTTGATGGAGTTGAGTATACTGGAAAAATAATAAAAGAAGATAATGAACAATTACCAAAATGTAAAATATCTGACACAGAAGAATCTAAATCAGTATATGGTGTTTTTTTATCATGGGATGATGCAGATGATGGTCTTGATGGCGATGTAAATGATATGAATGTTGCAGGATTAGGTGCATTTGTGGTTAGAATACACAAAGATGAAACAGTTGCTATTGGTGATTACTTACAAAGTAAAGGTGATGGCACAGCAAAAAAACAAGCAGATGATATTTTACGAGCAAGCACAATCGCTAAAGTAACATCAACAGAAAAAACACATGAATATGCAGACGGTTCGTATTGCGTTCCATGTGTATTACATTGCGGATAGATGTCTAAACTATCCGTAAGAAACGAATACTTTACACCAGTAAAGAAAAGAACAAGTGTGGGTGATTCTTCTAGAAGTAGACCAAAGAACAAAAGCGCTAGAAGATTACACAAAAGAACGAGAGGACAGGGTAAACCATAATGCTACTAGGACATGGAGCAATAGGTCAGTTTGGTGTAGCAGAAGCGTTACCGGGTTTTGTTGTTAATGCAGGCACTGTAGATTTAACGTTAGGTCAAAGTGCTAGTTTTAGCATTGGAACAGAGACTGTATCGGCGAGTGCTGAGTTTGCTGTAACAACAGCTGGTGCACCTAGTTTTTCTTTAGGAACAGAGGTAGCAACTGGTGGTGCTAATGTATCACCAACAACGGCAGGACAGATAACTGTAGGTTTAGGTGAAGAAACACCATTTGGTGAAAATTTCCAAAACCTAATTACATTTTCAACAGGATCTCCAAACTTATTTATTTGGAGTGAGGTTGATGATTCACAAACTGTAACATGGACGGACGTAGAACCGGGGTCCACAGACTAGGAGAAATAGATGGCTTCAACATTTTCAAGCGCATTAAACTTAGAGCTTCAAGCCAGTGGAGAAAACTCTGGAACTTGGGGTGTAATAACAAATAACAATTTACAAAAGGTAGAATCAGCAATCAAAGGTTATGTGTCTATTGCTATTGCAAGCACAACTGATTCACTTGCTACATCAGATGGATCTACTACAGACGAACAAAGTAACGCTATAATTAAACTAACAGGCACACTTACAGGTAATACAACCATGCAAAGTGAGGCCGTGGAAACATGGTACATTGTTGATGATGCAACCACACACGGTGGTAATACGCTAGGATTTAAACCAGCAGGCGGAACTGCTGTTAATCTAGTAGAGGGTGCAAAACATATTTTGTATTCTGATGGTTCTACCATGTTTGACGTGCTAGCTGATGCTGGTAACGTAAAAGCAAATGGAACACTAACAGTGTCTGGTAACACATCTCTTGACGGTGGTACTTTTGTATTTAACGAGTCATCAGCAGACTTAGATTTTAGAATCGAAGGTAACGGCGATGCAAACTTATTCTTTACTGATGCAGGTAACGACAGGGTTGGTATAAAAACAAACTCACCTTCTACAGAGTTACACGTTGTTGGTGGTATCAAAGCCACAGGTGCGATTGACTTTGATGGTGGTGGGCTTACATTTAATGATTCTGGTGCCGCTGTTGATTTTAGAATAGAAACAGATACTTTAACACATGCTTTCTTTGCTGATGGTTCTGCTGATAAAATAGGTTTTGGTACATCATCTCCGACAAGTGCATTTGTTACAATAGATCAAGCAAGCTCCACAGGTGCAATAGCTTGTTTAACATTAGACCAAGGCGACGGCGATCAAGAATTTATTAGGTTTGATGGTTCAACCGCTTCTGATGGTTCAGCGAGTATATCATCGTCAACAGATACAGGTGGATCAAAGGTAGGTGCAATACGTATTAATGTTAATGGTACTGATCGTTTCATAAGGATTTATGACTCTGCGATTTAATTATGCCTTTATCAAAATTACAGATAGCACCGGGAATAGATAAACAAAACACCGAATACGGCG